TGCATATCTTGCATTCGAATGCCATAGAATCACTGACCCAGAAACATATAATGGTGTCTATAATGATTCTTGGCTAAAGAAGTACACCACTGCGCTGTTCAAGCAGCAATGGGGAACCAATCTAAAGAAATATGGCAATTATGTTCTTCCAGGTGGATTGACCATCAATGGTCAGCAAATTTACGATGAAGCGAGTGCCGAGGTTGAGAAACTGGAACAAAAACTTCGCGACACCTATGAAGAACCAACAGCCTTCATTGTAGGATAATAATGCCAACTAGTGTATATTTCAATAATCAAAGGGCTACTGTTGAACAGCAGCTGCTTGAAGATTTGATCATCGAGTCCATTCGAAATCATGGAATCGATGTTTACTATCTTCCAAGAGAATCACAATCATCAACCGATGAGTTATTCGGCGATGATCCAGTGAAATGCTATCGCCACGCCATCAAGATTGAGATGTATCTCGAGACTTTTCAAAATTACGAGGGGAACCAAGAATTCTTCAGTAAGTTTGGTTTAGAACTACAAGAAACTGCTCGCCTCTGTATGTCTCGCCGTTCGTTTGAGCGTTTAGTGGCAAGACAGTTTCCGCAATCTCACCATGTGCCTAAAGAAGGTGATCTAGTATATTTGCCAACTCAATTCAAATTGATGGAAATCAAATTTGTTGAGGAAGAAAAAAACTTCTTTCAATTAGGTAAAGACGCAAAAAATCCATACATGTATGGATTGTCAATGGAAGCGTTCAAATATAACGGTGAATTACTTCAAACTGGTGTTACTGAAATTGATAGCATTCCAAACGTACAAGCATATGCACTAGACTTTACACTAGATGCTGGTGGATCAGGAACTTTCACTAATCTAGAATGGGTTTACCAGGGAACGTCATTAGAAAATGCTGTGGCAAAAGCAGTCGTTGCTGGTTGGGATAAACCATCCAGAAAACTCAAACTTAGAAATATCAAAGGTGAGTTTGTTGCAGGGTCTTTGGTCAAAGGAAATAGTAGCGGTGCTCAATGGAATATTGCCGATGAAGCAGACGTAATGCGCAATTCTAATTATGAAAGTGTGGAAGATAACGAACGCATTGAGCAAGAAGCAGATAATATTCTTGACTTCAGTGAAGCCAATCCATTTGGTGAAGCATAATGTTATCAGGCGTACACTTTTATCATAGAATCACTCGTAAAATGGTCGTTGCTTTCGGCACGATGTTCAATAACATCATGCTCAAACGATACAATAAAGCAGGCACGCAAGAAATTGAACGCATCAATGTGCCTTTGATGTATTCGCAAAAAGAAAAATTCTATCAGCGTATTACACAAGATCCTGAGTTGACAAAAGAAACTATGATGACATTGCCACGTATGAGTTTTGAACTCGCTGGCATTACATACGATCCTTTGCGTAAGCGCAGCAGTTTCACGAATAGTTTTGCTGATGGCAATTCAGTATCAAAAGTAAAGAATGTTCGCGCAACACCATACAACTTTGATTTTACATTGAACATCTATGTAAGAAACGTTGAAGATGGCACACAAATCGTTGAGCAAATTCTTCCGTACTTTGCGCCAGATTATACTGTAACAATGGATTTAGTCGGTGTTCCAGCTGAGAAGGTGGATGTGCCATTCATTCTCAATTCTGTTTCGCAAGATGTAGATGATGTTGGCGGTCCAGATCCTATAAGAATTATAATCTGGACTTTGACATTCACTGCCAAAGGTTATATGTACGGTGCTACAACTGAATCTAAGATTATTCGCAAATCAACAGCAAATACATATGATAGTACATTCAGTCAAATCAACGAACGCGAGATTGTGTTCAGTTCTGGTAATGGCACGTTCAAAGTTGGTGAGTTGGTTTACGAAGGAAGAACTCTAGCAGCTGCAAATGCCACTGCATTTGTACACTCTTGGGATTCTACAAGCAACACTATGATTGTGGTTGACACAAATGGACTTTTGAGAGAAGGAAGATATATTACTGGTGCAGTCAGTAATGCTTCCTGGAACATTTCAAGTTTCAGCGTTGCAGATCGACAACTTGTAAGACAGATTATCTATCCAAATCCTATGAACGCAAACGCAGATACTGCATTTGGATTTACAGAAATCTTGCAAGAATACCCATACTTCTTTGATGATAGAGTTGATAGTACACTTATCAGCGTTGACAGTGGAACTAAAACAGTTGACGATAATTTCTAAGAGAATAAGAGATGACACAACAAATAATCGATATTGGCGCAGCACCTAATGATGGCACTGGCGATACAATTCGTGAAGCGTTTGAGAAAGTAAACGAAAACTTCACAGACTTGTATGCTGGTGCGGGGGCTGATACTGGACCACAAGGTCCACAGGGTCCACAAGGACCAACTGGCGCACAGGGTATTGCTGGTAACATCGGTCCTACTGGACCAAGTGGTGTTGCTGGTGAAATTGGACCACAAGGTCCTCAAGGTATTGCTGGTGATTTAGGTCCGCAAGGACCTCAAGGACCAAGCGGTCCATCTGTAACTGGTCCTCAAGGTCCTCAGGGTCCACAAGGACCAAAGGGTGAGGTGGGAAATTTTGGTGGTGCAACCTTTGATTATACATTTGATACCAATACTGGTGGCACTGATCCAGGACCAGGAAAACTAAAACTTGATGCTACAAATTTGACATTAGCTGATGAATTGATCATCAATGAACTAGCTGATGGTGGAATTGATATTAGCAATTTTCTACTGACTATTGATGATTCAACATCAGCAATCAAAGGTCACTTTAGAGTATCAAATAAAACTAATACAGCTGCATTTGTTCTATACACAATCTCATCATTAGTTGATCATGGCGATTATTTTCAAGTAAATTGCGCATATGTTTCAGGAGATGGTAATCTAACTGGAACATTGTTTGAAAATGGTGAAGATGTCATTATTACATTTGCGCGTACTGGCGATCGTGGTGATACAGGCGCAACAGGTCCACAAGGACCGACTGGACCATCTGGAGCAGTGGGTGATACTGGTCCACAAGGACCAAGTGGTGTCAATGGAGATACAGGTCCACAAGGACCATCAGGACCAGAAGGTCCCCAAGGACCTACTGGATTACCAGGTCCTCCAGGACCAAGTGGTGTCAATGGAGATACAGGTCCACAAGGACCATCAGGACCAACAGGACCAGAAGGTCCACAGGGACCAAGTGGTGTCAACGGAAATGCTGGTCCACAAGGACCATCAGGACCAGAAGGTCCACAGGGACCAAGTGGTGTCAACGGAAATGCTGGTCCACAAGGACCACAAGGTCCAGTTGGTGCTGTTGTATATGATGGTGGAACACCAAGTACAGACTTTAGCGTAGGACTAAATATCAATTGCGGAGGCGTAACCTAACATGGCATATATTCAACTTCAATTTCGTCGCGGCACTGCTTTAGAGTGGTCTACTGCGAACACAGTTCTTGCGCAAGGAGAATTTGGTCTTGAGACTGATACAAGTCAGTTCAAAGTTGGTGATGGCACCACGGCATGGAACATATTAGCATATGGTGGTATTGTTGGTCCATCTGGTCCGTCTGGTCCAGAAGGTCCGCAAGGTGTCACTGGTCCACAAGGACCAGAAGGTCCACAGGGTCCAGAAGGTCCTCAAGGTCCATCAGGTGTTTCAAATGTTCCTGGTCCGCAAGGTCCACAAGGTGACGTTGGTCCACAGGGTCCAGAAGGTCCACAAGGACCAGAAGGTCCGCAAGGTGTCACTGGTCCACAAGGACCAGAAGGTCCGCAAGGTCCAGAGGGTCCTCAAGGTCCACAAGGCGTAACTGGTCCGCAAGGTCCAGAGGGTCCACAAGGACCAGAAGGTCCTCAAGGTGTTGTTGGTCCACAAGGTCCAGAAGGTCCACAAGGACCAGAAGGTCCTCAAGGTCCACAAGGTGTCACTGGCGACACTGGTCCGCAAGGACCACAAGGTCCGCAAGGACCAACTGGCGCACAGGGTAACTTTGGTGGCGCAACCTTTGAATATAATTTCCAAACTGATACATCAGATACTGATCCTGGCAATAGTTCATTGAAATTGAACAATGCGTCAGCAACACTTGCTGATAAACTTTGGATTGATTATGTTGATGAGAGCGGCACAGATATTCAAAATTATCTTGCTACAATCGACGACTCAACATCATTGATCAAGGGTCACTTCCGCATCACAAATAAGGCAAATTCAGCAGACTTTGCACTCTTCACTATCAGTAATTTGGTAGACAAGACATCATACTACGAAGTTGGATGTTCGTTTGTTTCTGGTAGTGCTGCGGCATTTAGTTCTGGTGAAGAAATTCTCATTACATTTGCTCGTACTGGTGATAAAGGTGAAACTGGTCCAACAGGTCCACAGGGTCCGACTGGTCCTTCTGGTGGTCCAACAGGTCCACAAGGACCACAAGGTCCTGAAGGTCCTCAAGGTCCATCAGGCGTATCAAATGTCGCAGGTCCACAAGGTCCTCAGGGTCCTCAGGGTCCAGAAGGTCCTCAAGGACCACAAGGCGTTGAGGGTCCACAAGGTCCTCAAGGACCACAGGGTCCACAAGGTGTAACTGGTGACACTGGTCCACAGGGTCCACAAGGACCGCAAGGTGTGACTGGTGATACTGGTCCTCAAGGTCCTCAAGGTCCACAGGGACCAACTGGCGCAACAGGAAACTTTGGTGGTGCAACATTTGACTATACGTTTAGTGCAAATGACTTCCAAGGCGATCCAGGTACTGGCAAACTCCGTTTGAACAATACGACAATCACTTCTGCAAATAAATTGTGGATTGATTATCTTGATGACAACGGAACGCAAGTTCAAAACTTCTTGACTACAATTGATGATTCAACGTCAACAATCAAGGGTCACTTCAGAATTAGCAACAAAAATAATTCTGCTGACTTTGCGTTGTTTACAATCAGCGGCTTGACAGATCGTACTGGTTACTTCGAAGTGGATTGCGCATACGTTTCAGGTAGCGCAAGCAGCTTCAGTGACGCAGAAGATATTGTAATTACCTTTGCTCGCACTGGTGACAAGGGTGATACAGGTGCTGCTGGTCCACAAGGTCCACAAGGTCCACAAGGTCCTCAAGGACCACAAGGTCCGCAAGGTCCGCAAGGCGTTGTTGGTGACACTGGTCCACAGGGTCCACAAGGACCACAGGGTGTTGAGGGTCCACAAGGTCCACAAGGTCCTCAAGGACCACAAGGTCCGCAGGGTCCACAGGGTGTTATCGGTGACACAGGTCCACAAGGACCACAGGGTGTTGTTGGCGACACGGGTCCACAGGGTCCACAAGGTCCACAAGGACCAACTGGTGCGACTGGTGGATTTGGTGGTGCAACGTTTGACTTTACTTTTGATTCAGACACTTCAGATAGTGATCCTGGTCAAGGTATGTTGAAGTTGAATAATGGCACTGTCACGGCAGCAGATCGTTTGTGGATTGACTACCTTGATGACAATGGTACAAATATCTACAACTTCCTCGCTACAATCGATGACTCAACATCAACGATCAAGGGTCACTTCAAGATCAGCAATAAGTCTGATCCAAGTGACTTTGCATTGTTTGTTGTCAACAGTCTAACAGACAAGACAAGTTACTTTGAAGTAAATTGCTCTTATGTTTCTGGTAGTGCTGCGACATTCAGCAACGCAGAAGATCTATTGATTACATTTGCTCGTACTGGCGACAAGGGTGAGGCTGGTCCACAAGGTCCAACAGGTCCATCTGGTCCTTCAGGTGGTCCACAAGGTCCACAGGGTGCGGCTGGTCCACAAGGTCCGCAAGGTCCATCTGGCGCAGCTGGTCCGACTGGTCCAGTGGGTCTCCCAGTAGCCAATGGCAATAGTAATATCGATATTGCTACAGTCGATGGTAATCTTACCATTACAGCATATGGAACTCAAACTTGGACATTTGATACTACTGGCAATGTATCATTACCAGGTGGTGGTATCATCTATGGTAATCCATTTACACCAAGCGGTGCTCCTGGCAATACGATCACTCTTCAACCAGCAGGTTCAGGTACTATCACCGATCAAAAATTGTTGATATATCCAACTGCGGCAGATGGTGATCATATACACTTGGCCAGCGGCAACTTATATCAAACTGAGTTGTTCTTTGGTAGCGATAACTTATATGTCAAGTTAGCAAACACAGGCGACATCGTAATCAATTCTAATGATGGTATAGGCAATACAAGTCAGTGGGTATTTGGTACTAATGGTGCCATAGGATTCCCAGATAGCACTTACCAAACAACTGCGTTTACAACATCGCCTTCATTGAATGCTCTAAACGTCAAGCAAGTGTTTGAATCAACAAATGCATTGTCTAGTGCAACTGGAACTGTGACGCATAACTGTGCTGTTGGACACATCTTTGTCCACTCAAGTATCAGCGCGAACTTTACTGCAAACTTCACGAATGTAACAATTCCTGCAAATAATGCAACATCGTTCACGCTAGTGTTGAATCAGGGTGGAACGGCTTATGTGCCAACTGCTGTACAAATCGGTGGTCAAGCACAAACCGTTGTATGGCAAGGTGGTTCACAACCAGCTGGTAGCGCAAACAAGAAAGACGTTGTGTCATTCAGCGTGGTAAACAATAGCGGAACTTGGATTACTCTTGGTCAATTGACGACCTTCGGATAATTCAATGTTCAGTTCTTTTAGTGGTTCTAGGGCATATGGTAGGAAAGGGATTTCCTACCTTCCTGGTGTTGTTGCGCGAAGATATAATGGTGGATATTTTGCCGACAATGTATCATGGTTTGCATCTCAAACAGTATCTTCTACCACAATTCAAGTCAATTCATTAGCAGAACCAGGTACTGACGATGGAGATGATTTCAGTTATCAATGGTTGGGATATTTTAGACCAACAACTACTGAAACATATACTTTTTATTTGAGTAGTGATGATGCGTCTTATATGTGGTTGGGAGCAAATGCTATTTCTGGATTTACTACTGGAAATGCATTAGTCAATAATGGTGGTCTGCACGGACCAGTTGAGGTCAGTGGCAACGTTGCTCTGAGTGCAGGAATATACTATCCAATAAGAGTTCAATTTGGTGAAATGAGCGGTGGTGATGTTTGTACATTTAGTTTTTCAACACCAACGATTGCAAAAACAACCACTACAACAGGGCGTACATTCTACAACCCTAATACAATGGGGATATAATGTTCAATACTTTTGGAAGAACTAATAGTTTTGGTCGTCCTTCTAGAAGAGTAGTTGCGGTTGGTATTGTCCAATCAGATTTGACTTTACATCTAGATGCTGCAGATTTGGCAAGTTATCCAGGAACTGGATCTACTTGGACAGATTTGGCTGCTCCAGAGCAAAACGTTACATTGTTTGGTAGCCCAACTTTCACTTCTGGAACACCATCATATTTTTCTTTCAATGGTTCTAATCAATATGGTGTGGGTTCTGGTAATAACGTAGTCCCTTCTACAGCGTACACAAAGTCAGTCTGGTTCTACATAAATAGTTATTCTGACAATAATCTTGTCAGTAGCGATACTGGTGGCCACTTTATGTTTATGGCCAGTACTAACAAGATTTATTGTGGTCACTCTAATTGGTCAACATACACAGAGTTTCCTTCGGTATCGTCGATTAGTTTGAACACTTGGTATAATGCAACTTTGACGTTTAGTAGTGCAGATGGTATGAAACTATATTTGAACGGGTCACTAGACGCAACATATACAGCAAATAAGAGTCAGCGTTCTGGTAATGGTGGAACAAATATAGCATGCTTTGGTGCTGGTGGTAATATGTTAGACGGTAGAATTTCTTTAGTCATGTGTTATAGTAGAGAACTAACAGCGGCTGAAGTGACGCAAAATTATAATAATTATAAATCTAGGTTTGGTTTATGAGTGATGT